ACCACTTATAGTTGAATAATCTCCACTTGATGTGTTATTCCTACCACCACTTACTGTTGAGTAGTTACAACTCGATGTGTTATTAATACCCCCACTTACGGTTGAATAAATCCCACTAGCATCATTATTGTTTCCACACCTTTCAACTGAACAAACTCCAGGACCAACTATCATAACTGAAGTTCCTCCCGTTAATGATTCTAATACTTGTTGAAAACATGCTTTATATGAAGACCCATCGGGATTGCCTTGTGATATATCATAGGGATTTACTATGTGGAATAAATCAGTTAAACTAACTCCTGTTGCCGGTATTTGGTCTGTTAAAAATGCCATTATAGTTTTTTATATATAAATACACCTTAATTTATTATTGGAACTGATAAATATTATAATCCATAAAGAAAAAGTAGTCACCGTCCTGGTATTGTTTTGATCTTGGTAACTCCCCACCACAATATAGTACCATAAATTTTTCACATCCAGTAGAATCAATTAATTTAAAACCTATTGCCGGAGCCATATCAAAAGATGGTGGTAATGTTATTGTTATTGGTGTTGTGGTTATTGTTCCAATGTATTCACATTGATTCCCGTAAACATCACAAACATACCCACTAAATGGTGGGACTAACCCTACAATACTATATAATGTTAATTGTTGCATATTTAATCACACTCTACACAAGATATATCGTAATTGATAATTAAATTAACTGTTATTTTAGTGTCATTTAATAAATTATAAGATTCTTTCCTACAATTTTTATTTATCTCCTCACAATCATTAGTTATTGTTATTTTGTTGTTAACATAATCTATTGTTACATCACCAATACCATTAAATGTTTGTAACATTTCTTTTAGTGTATCGGCCCATACAACTTCACTTGGGTAATCATCAAGTCCGGTAGAGTAATATATTGTATTGGTTAGTTCATCTCCACCTACAATAACTTGTAAGTTAAATTCCGCAGAGTTAACAATACAATTTGTATCTCCAGAAGTTAAATCATAAAACCCCTCATTAAACATTTGTAAAATACCTCTTTTACCTATAATGTTAGCATCCTCAAAATTTTGTTCACAGATATTGAACACCGAGTATGTTCCAAAAAGTTCGGTTCCTTTTAATTTTGTGGTTCTTGTAAATGAACAACCATTATCATCAATTATTGTTAAACTATATACCCCAGATGTTAATCCTGTAATTACAATCCCTGTTTGTATTCCAACATTACCAGTCCAAGTATATGAGAATGGTGGTGTACCACTTGTTATTAAAACATTTATTTGACCATCATTACCAAACACCGGATTAAATGTCATAAAATCAAAATACATCGGACTTGATGGTGTAATGTATGTTGATATTGTTTGTTGACATCCGGTAGCATCTGTGACCGTTAAATCATAGTTTCCAGATTGTAACCCGGTAAAATTACCATTTAATTGTGTTGTGGTTATTGAATTACCAATTGGTCCTACTAACTGATATGATAAAGGATAAGTTGCTCCTGTTGAGACCAGTGTTTTTATGGATCCGTTATTTAATCCGCAGGATGTTCCAAGTGTTAATCCAGTTATTATATACTTATCTACATTATAAACTGTTGTTGTTCCAGTATATTGACATCCGGTTCCGTTATCAATTAAAATCACATAATCCCCAGTACCAACCTGGAATGTTTCTGATAACCCTCCGGCAACATTAACTTGATTTGTTCCGTTAGACCCAGAAACGGTGTAATTGTAGTTACCGGTCCCAACACCATTATTAATTGTTATAAATATTAATCCGTTATTTGAATTACAGTTTGAATTTGTGGTTACAACATTTACAATCCCAAAAGAATTTGGTGTAACAAGATTAACTTGTGTTGTATCATTACATAAACCAGCATCAGTTACTGTTATCGTTAATATCCCATTGGTTAAACCGGTAAATGTATGTGATGTTCCAAAACCAATAAAGGCGTCCCCATTTGAGGCGTAGTAGTAGAATGGTGCGGTTCCCCCAGTCACAACAACCGTTACTTCTCCGTTATTTTGAAAACACCCTGGTGATGTAATATATGTTGCACCTATACCTATTTGAGGTACATTAACTATTTGAATGTTCTTCTGAACTGTACATCCAATTGTATCGGTAACTTCGACGGTATATAACCCTTGTGTTAATCCGGTTACGGTTGTTCCTGTTTGCCCATTAACGTTTGATAACCAATTAATTGTATATGCACTTGTTGGTGTTGTAAGTCCAGTTAAAAATATTTTACCACTTCCCTGGTTATTAACACAACTTGCGTCGTCTACCGCATAATAACCATAATCAAAAGAACCACTTCTTCTAATTATTACCGAATCACTTTTCCCAGTACAACCACCACCATCATCTCCAATAACATAATAAGTGTCGGAAGATAAATTAGGGAAAATAACATACGAAATATTATATGGTGTTTGAGCACTTGTGATATAACTACCTGAAAGTGTGTATAAATAAAATGATGAATCACCATAAAAACTTCCGGTATATCCAGTTAAAGAACCATTATTTAAACCACAAGTAGTACCCTCACCATCTAAATAAACTGTAGTTCCTGAAGAAATGTTAAATGTTCTTGTTACACTAAATGGTAGTGTTGGTGGGGTTGGTGTGTCTTGTACGGTAAATGAATATGTACCGGCACTTAATCCACCAACATAATAGGTTTCATTTCCAGGTGTTAAACCAGACAAAGGTAATAAACCAGTGTACGGTGGTCCTTCGGTTACAATCCAAGTAGGAGAGTCCCCAGTTATAGTGAACAACATTTCACCAACACTCAGATTACCACAATCTCCAGTAACAGAAAACGATATAAAATTAATATAACTCATTATTGATTACACAATATATTAAAGTCCAAACCAACATTAATCTCAAACGTATCGTCAAGGCTAAGTGGTGTACAATTTATGTTAAAAACAGTCACGGTATTATTTTCTTCATTAATAGAATAAGTTAGTCCGTCATTTTGTAAATTATTTAAAGATTGGGTTAATCCGCCCACCCATTCAGAATTTGTTGGTATTACAGAATATCCGCTTGTTGTTGTGAATTGGTCTATAGTTAACGGAACTCCATTTAATCTTAAATCAACATACCAATCAACAACAATTGTATTTAATAAACAATCATTTAAAACCAACCCATTTGTTTCTAAATAAGTATTTAAAGTATTTCCCAATATAGTCCCAAAAGAAACAATATTTGGGTCGTTTGTCCAAGGATATAACCCACACTCAATAAATTGGGTAGGACAATCAAAGGCAAATAATTGTGAAGTTAAAACACAAGGTTTACAAGGTATTGGAACAATTTGACATCCGTATTGTCTTCTCCAAACAAACTTTTGTCTATGGAAAATTGAATTCTCAAATTTAACTCCGGTATTCCATATTGTTGTTGCCGGAACCATTTGTTCCACTAATCTAATCCAGTAATCACCAAGACCATTCACATAATCAATCATTGTTCTATATGTGAAATTATCATTCGGTATATTAACAGTTTGTTTTGATTCCAAATATTTCCAATATATTGACTGCAATGTAGGATAACCCCCGGTTTTACCGTCAGTTATAAATTGTCTATTTCTAACATTAATTGTGTTATGCCAAAAAGTTTGAGCAAATTCAAAGAATGTTTTTTCTTTTGGTTTAGGTATAATTTCAGTCCAATCAATACCACCTCTTTTTGGGTATGGTGTATTTGGATTTGGGTTACAGTATGTTGGTTCAATATAATTTAATCCTTGATTTGGTATTGGGTAATTATACAATCTAGACATAGACCATACATCATACACCAACCCTAAACTTGGGTTTAACATAATATCAACATTCTTAACATTAAGGACTAAACAATCTTCCGAAACTGGATAATACGCATTAAAATTACCATCAGAACTTTTTCTTAAAGTACTTTCGTTATCTGTCCAACTTTTTTTATTATCTACAACTTTTCTTAATCTGAATCCCATATCCATATAAGGGAATTGTCTGTATCTTTGTAGATATTCTTCACCATAATTAAATGGTAATAATTTTGTTTGATATGTAGGGTTTGTTCCAGTAAAGACACTTGTTGTCAAATCTATCTTTTCCGGCATTCTATGTTGTGGTGTTGATTCAAACCATCCTCCCCCAATTTGAAAGTAGAATGTGTCACTTTCAACTGGCATACTAGGACAACCAAATTGGTCTATAGGATAATCAGAGACAGTAACACTAACATCTCTAGTAATACTTGATAATGTAACTCCAGTATATTGTACCCCCATAACAGAATACACATCAGTATAATCTAATACCGGTATTTGTTGGACGTAGGTTCCTCCGGATATTGTCGCATATTTTGTTTCAAACTCATTAATATTAATTCTTTGGTCGGCAATATATATATGCTCATTAAAATCAACTAAAAATTCCGGAGCCCCTATCAATCTCATTAGTATTTCAATAGATTTTCTAGTTCCTTTTGATTTGAATAGAAAGGCTGAATTTAATAAAAGATTTCTAAAATATTGGTAATTTAATTCTTCCGGAGTTTGTCCAATAGGGACTCCACTAAAATTACTTTCAGCACTATTAAATACCGAATCTAATAATTGTGTTTCACTAATAGGAGACATATTTATCTCCCACCCTAAAGTTTGTGATAAATTTCTAAGTAATTGTGATGGTATATCATTCTTGACATTATATCTAACTGAATTCATATTTGCAAGAGCGTCTATGAATTTTTTAGTTTCATCAAAACTTCTACCATATAATTGTAATACTTTTTCAAGTTTTTTATCTGTTGTATCAAATTCCTTTAAGGATGCGGTGGTTAAAAATCTAGAGATTAAATTTGTTTTATATGAGTCAAAATTTGTTGCAAATTTATTTAATTCTGATAAGTAATTCTCAAAAGATTTGGTTCTAAGATCCAAATTCCATTTTCCATCCGTAGGGAATCTTAATGTTTGGTAACTAAATGTATATGTTCCATCTTCATTTTCAACTGGTACTTGAAAGTATGCGGTATATAAAGGGTAATTCTGTCTATTAAGTAAGAAGTTCTCAACCGCATCAAAATCTTCATTAAATACTTTATTAACATAAAAATCGGTAGGTCTTACTATTATATCTTCTTCAGTTTGGTATTGATTTGGGAATGGTTCCCCAATAACATAAACTCTTAGGTACTGGTCGTTTTCGGTTGTAGGAACTATCTCATTTATTGAGTAGACCTCCCCATTCACAAATAACCCATATTTATTAAAATTTTGTTTCAAATTTCTTAACTGAGATATCGACATTTCGGAAGCAATAATGTTTCTGTCTGCATTTGTTGTATAGTCAATACCAAACGGATTTCTTATTGCGGATATCTCCAAATCAAAATAAGTTTCATTTTCCACACTGTTATAAACAATATTAACTGCGGTATACCCAGTTGTATAATCAGGTCTATAACTTAGAACTTCTAACCCGGCAGGAAAAAAATTAATAATCTTTCTAATTGATGAAGAAACTCTAAGTACTAACGAACCATATAATGTAAAATTTGTTATTTGGGTTAAATCATAATTTGGATAAACTTGAAAGTTGTTCGCAATTATCATTTTTGCTTGTTCAACATCCTCAATATTCATACTTGTTAAACTCATAGGGTCAGAAAAGACACCTATCTCAAAATTTCTATCTTGTTTTTCCGAAATACCAGTAGTAAATTCAAAATTTCCTTGCGTAAATCCTCCCCCGTCAATTAGTTGGAACCCAACTAAGTTGTCTGAAAACGATCCTTGACCTGAGGCCTGTGGTGGACAAGTAAATTTATTAATTGCCATTATCCTGTTATGTTATTAAAACTTTTACTAAAATCTATATTAGTTCCTCTATCCTGTCTAACCTCATATAATAATTGGTTAAACTGGTCTTTAATTTCGTATAGATTGTATTGTTTATAAATGTTATTTTGATTGTCGTAAATTGTGTAAATACCATCATCAATTGATTTAGTTTGATTACCGTAAAGTGCAATCGCAAGTGTTGAAATGTCTTGGTCAACAATCTCTATCTCAGTAGTGATTGGGTTGAAGAAGGTATTACTTATTATTATATTTTGGTTTGGTTGTCCGATGTATGGTGTTGCACTTGGTTTGTTAGTTGGTGACGCAGATGGTGATAAAGTACAAAATAATAAATTAGTACTACTCTCAACATACCTATATCTTATAGATTTTTGTGAAGTATTTGTTAAGTTTTGATAAACAGGCTCACAATAAAATGATGAGGTAATAATCCTAAAGAAATTAGGTATTTTAGTTCCATTTGCATTTAGGTATTCAACTCTGAAACCTATTAATCCTTGATTAATAAATTTATTTCTGTAATCAACCGGAACATTATTAATATCAATAACAATTCCTTTTACATTTGGTAATGCCGATAAAACACCACAATCAGTAATTGTAGTTCTTATTTCTGCCGGTCTTATATATAATGTATAAATCCCAAGTTTATTAAACTGGTCTGCCGGTAATTTTAAATTATATAAACCACCAAGTAATTCAACATTTGCATTTCCACCAGTATCTGCATTATGAAAATACGGTTTTAATATAGTTTTAGCATCTAACTTTGTTAGTAAAAAATTATCAGTGTTATCTCTAGACGGTGTGTAATTCAATATTATCTCAACATCATCAGGACTTACATCTGATGGTCTTATTGTTCCATAATTTCCTGTAGCCACGTTTTTTAGTTATAAATTTGTTTATCTTCTTATAAATACTTTAATCAGTATTTTTTAACATTAAAGTATCCATAACCATATTTTGTTATATCACCTAAATTATCAACCTCTCCCAACCTTTGTAATGCTTCTAAACCAGAAATTTTACCCCTTTCAATAAATAATTCAGATTGTATTTGTGGTTCATCAATTACATTTAATAATGCCTCATTTTTTGTTAATGCCGACAAAACATACTCATCCTTATCTATACCATAAGAAGAAATAAAATAAATTGTAGTCCCATCGTTAATATCCCAATATAAAATATCGTTTACGGTATAGGCGGTATAAGTGTTAGTTGGGTCTGGTCCATATACGATCCCATAACTTCCAGAGGTTCCTGTTACAGGGATATTTAATTTATATTTACCACCAAATAAATTGTATTTTGGGCCATATTGTGATAAATCACTCAAAGTACTTTGTGTATTTCCCGTAATTAAAAAAGGTACTGTAGTAAAAGTACTACTATCATAATCGTCAATAAGTGTGTTTGAATCCCCGGTAAATATATAATCGTAACTAACTGGTGTTCCTGTCCAATTACAACCAACGGCAGTAAAATATGCAGTACCTCCTGAGTTAGGTATTATAACGTCAGTATACGGTATATTAACAGGTTTTGTAACTGTGGATATTCCCCAGGGCGAATAACAAGTTAATATAATTTCATATTGTGTTGTTGCCGCAGGGTAAGTGTGTAAAACAGGTGTGGCATTTGTTAATGTAAAAAGAGGAGAACCGTCCCCCCAATCTAAAACAAAAGTACATAGTGATAAAAATTTCTTTAACCCTTCATCTGATGTGTTAAAAAATAAGACATCATAAGGGTTTGCAGTTGTTGCCGAATACAAAAAATTAGTTATGGTATCCTTTTGTATTGCCGCCCCATCAAATGGAGTATAGTACCCAAAGTCAATTGCGGTTTCAGTAAATAATAATGGTATTGTTAAACACGTTAATAAAGATTCACCATTTGTTCCTCCTGACAAAATATAAGTCATTCCGGTATAAACCCCAGTACTACCAGTAATAACATTTGTTGTTATTGCAGTTATTGGACAACAAGGGTCTATTTCATAATTGGTTTCGGTACTTGCGGTATAATCAACAATAATAAGATCCGCCTCAATATTTTCCGGAGATATTTTAAAATAATACTTTTGTTCTTCCATAATTAAGGGTTAAGGTATTCGTACCATAAAATTGGGTTTATGTCGGTTCCAACTTGGTTTCCGGTTACGGTTGAAAATACTTGGTATGTTTTCGTGTTATAATCTAATTTAAGTTTGTAGTAGAAAAAATCTTCCCCATTAAATGTATAATAGTTTCCCGATAACGACCCTTGTGGTCTATTCATCATTTTAACATATACACCGGTTCTTGCATCAAAAAATTTAGCCGACATATAGAATTCATCCATATCAATATAAAATCTATTTCTTAACCAATAAATGAAAAATCCTTCTTTATCTCCAACAAAATCTAATTTAAATTTTGGTTTTCTTATCTTTATGTTTGTTAAAAATTGGGATATCGTAACAGTTTCAAAATCACCTTGTTGTACTGGTAATATTATTGTAAAGTAATTTGTTTGTGATGCGTCAATTCTTGTATCGTAAAAATCCAACTTAAAGAATGATTTTGTAAAAGGTTTTACATAATAATATATATCAGACGCAGAAAATCCTTCGTATCTATAACTATTAATCCAAGCCGCTGGGTTATTTATTGTCTGACCACTATCAAAGAAGTTAAATTCATAATTAACACTTGTTTGTGGATTTGTTCCACTATGTAAGGGTAAATAAGATTGGTGTGAAAATCTTGACAATTCAAAATCTGTCGGTTCTCCAATTAAATCTCCAACAATTTGTTCTTGATATGTGTCAATTGCTTGGTCGCGTTCAGTAAAATCCCACTTTATTTCAATAGGGATATTTATTTGTTTGTCCGTTGTTGGGACCAATAATTTATATTTACTCACACTCATCTATTGTAGGTTCTGCAATTTGTATTATATCAGAAATTCCTGATCCTTCAGAAAAAACTCTGAATATTGTATTTTTAAATGGATAATGTCTTCCGTTTGAGAACGGGTAGTCCACTCCGTTCCCTAAATTATCAACAAACCCATATGGATATATATCTCTCCATCTAAAACTATTTGACATATTTGAATAGAATGCGTAATTTGGTATTCCGTCTACCGTAATAGCATCCCCTTCTTCCACATAATCAGAATACACTTTAAGTGTTATTGGGTTATGTGGATAATAGTAATAACCAAATTTATTCGTATTTGGTGAAGAATCCAATTGACTAAACCAACTTTGGTTAAACGTAAATTTATTAATTTGTTTTGAAATTACTCTTTCAAGTTGTTCGTAGTCATTCCACTCACAATAATCACCATCTATAGTATCCCCAGAAAATAAATCTTGATTATAATAAAATGGTCCAAAACCTAAGTTTGAGGTATATGGAATACTTACTACTGTTGAGTCAGATAATGGGTTTGTTAAATCCCACCATTGATTTGGAATAGAACTATCAAGATACACATTAAAGTAATGCCCTTTTTTTAATCTATCTGTCCACCCATAATAACCTTTCCAAATAGTAGTAAAGAATAGTTCCGTTATTGGTCGTTTTTGATTATCAATTAACAACGATACATCAATATCTCTATTAAAAGATAAAGTATAACTTTGACTTCCTTCTAAAATTGAGGTTCTTGGTAATGTAGGTGGGGTTAATACCGTTAAGGTTGGTGTAAAACCGGATAAAACTTTTTCAAGTTTACTTTTACCGTTAAAAATGTTTTGTTCAAAAGCCGCTTTTACTAAAATTGCATCTTCTGAATTTGTTAAAATTTTATTAACTCTAACATAATACTTTGATGTTGTTTCCCCGGAGTTAATTGGGTCCAAAACTCTTTTAAAGGTTCCTGTTACTCCGACATCAAATGTTGTTCCTAAATAACCAATATTAAATATATTAAACATTACAAACTCACTACCAGATCCACCATCACCCAAAGAATCTACGGTAAAAACTGTAGTTCCGTTATAATCAAAAGACAACTGTACGTACTCACCGGTAATTAATCCGTGTGACATAGGACATTTAAACCTAATGATATTATCAGAGTTAGAAATAATAACAAAGGGTATACCGTCTGACGCAACCCAATTCCAAGTAACTAAACTGGTTGGGTCGTTTGCAAATAACTGTTGGTTATAGTCATTATCAAATGGGTAACTTAAATAGTGTGTCCAATTATATGTTGTTGCACTAATATTTAAAAAATCTTGATGATTATTTAATCCTGAAGTGTACCCAACTTTTGAGTTGTCCGTTCTTTCAAAATCAAACTCAGAATATTGAGGATATCCAAACCAAGGAACAATATTAAATGGGGTCCCACACAATACTTGACCAGCACTTTCTTCAATATTTACGTAATATAAATAATCTCTATACGGTGGGTATGATGTTGTACCAGAATAAGCATTTTTAAAAATAACATCATATTTTGATGTTGGTCTATATATTTCCGATTCTTGTCTTTCATCATCAAAAACTTGTAAGGCATTTACATCAATAGTTCTTTCATATTCCACAATTTCCTTATTGGTTCCTTCTAAAACTATTTTTTCAGAACCATCAGTATCAGTTGCGGTTTTATTTCGTAAACTTCCTAAAACTATTGTTGTTGGACTATCAATTCCCATTATTCTGCGGTTTCAATATAAAGTTTTATGAATTTATCAATTGCGGTGTTTCCGTTATTTAATCCAAAGTAAAAGAAGAACGGGGCTCCAACTATTATTGGATTTCCGTTTGGTGTCCCGTGTGTTATTGTTGGTGTTGGGTTTGCAATATATGGTACAGGAATGTCATTAATGTCAAATCTGGTTATAAATCCGTGATTTGTACCTGCTTGGTAATATTCTAAAGGGTTGTTGAAATCTAAATTTTGATATTCTTGATTATAGAACCCTGAACCTGAAACATTCTGATTAGATGTTGTAACCCAGTTATTATTTTCAGTACCAAAGATGTTACTTGATGCTCCTGCAATTTTCCATTTATAGTGTGGGACAACTTGGTCGTTAGGATAACCATAATAAGAGGTTAAATCACCACAAGAACTGGCGTAAGTTTCAATACCCGGACTTAATCTTCTTCTATATTGATATTCTTCAGTACTAGAAGAGAAGAAAACCCCAAATACAGGTCTTGGTTTAGCACCAACCCCATCATCACCAATAAATAAATCAAAATCTCTATAATTTTCATTCAAATAAGGTGTAACTCTCCATTCAGAATTAATAGATAACGCTTGTGCGATATCACCGTCAATTCTTTCACCATCTCTAGTACTATTAAAGAATTGTATAATTCCTTTACCCTCACTACTTCCACCATTAGGGTTTCCTATTGGGAACATTTGGTCTATTACACTTTGATTTAATAATCTAGATATGAATCCCATTTGTATTATATCTGAATTATCTTTATATGATGTTGATCTAATTTGGTCGGCAATATATCCGTTAAAGTTCCCATCATTACATATTTCACTAATAAAACTATCTCTAGGACCTAAATCCATAACTGTTGTTGGAAACTGGATTCTTTGGTTATTATATCCTAAACCAGGATAACTATTTATAAGTTGTGCCGGTATTAATGGGTTTGGTGGTGGAGAATCAACTCCAATAAAATCAGTTCCATCCCAAGGAGAACTTCTATAATAAAATCCATTATTAAATTTATTAAATATGACCGTGTCTTTACAATACTTATATATTGGTTCATCAGGTTGATTTAACTTATATGTTGTACCCTTATTAAAGGTAAACATATATAAAACCCCATTAATCCAATTGTTTTGGAATGTTTGTGAGAACACTCCTCTACAAGCGGCAAATGTCATTGTAAATCTTGTCTTCCACTCTAAGAATAATTTAACGTCATCATCATACTCCAATAAGTATTTTTTGTTTAACAAACAATAACACCCTTGTTTAACCCTATCTGAAGGAACGTCACAATTTTGATTAACCGTTATTCCAGTACCACTACCTTGATAACACTGTAATGAAACCATACCATCACAAGTTAAAGTTGATGTTAGGGATTGTACTAATGGTGAATCATCGTAAACCACCTGTCCCGCACTTGGGTCTGGTGCGACCCCAATTGATGGAGATGCCCCCTGACTTCCTTTATAATATGTGAAAAAATTGTTTTGGTGTAATCCATATCCAGTATTACCATAATAACCATCTTGTGTTTTAGTGGATGTCGGTATTCTATCACTTCTCATAACCAAATATTGTGGTGTTGTTGGTGTTGCAAAAGAAACGTTATATTGTATTGAGGTTAACGATGAACCAATGTATCTGTAATATGCTGGGGAATATACCGCATATCGTCTAATAGGTGTCCAAGGCCAATATATTTGTTTGTCACCACTTGAACTCCCAAAGGTGGCTCCAAACCCATATGAATTTGATGAGTTTGGTGAACCAATAAATGACCCTCCTGCAAAATAGTAATTTGATGTTGCATTATTAGGGTTTGGACCAACAGAAGGTGTTGGTAATACATATCCTCTTTGTCCAGAATTAACAGTATAACGGTTTGAACTTAAGGTTGCTATGTCAGGGAATCCAGCGTCTGGCTTATAAGGACCAGATAATATAGTTTCATCAGGACATAAATAATAATATGGTAATGTGGATGTAAATCCGGAATATTCGTTTCTTATAAAACCATTAACGTCTGTATAAGAAGGGCTTATTTTAAAATTATAAGATTCAAAATAAAGATTTGGTGCGGTGTCATTTGATACAATATCGTGACTTTTTGGTTTGTCACCTAACGTATATCCTTGAATAGGCACATTTAAATAATAGTCACCTTCAATTATTGCCGAAGAAGAACCGTATGCCGTATTACCAAAAATTCTAGATAAATCATATGTATTTCTTTGTTTTTCACTATAAGGGTCAACACCTCTAGCAATTATAATTATTTCATAATTACCATAACCAGCAGCATTTGTTATAACGTCTGGATTGTTAAGATAACTTGGAGAATTATTCAAATAAGGATTACATTCATTTTCATAAACAACAACTGAATCGTGATTTAAATATTTTTGGGGGAACCTTGTTGGATTCGTTATGGTGTAAGACGCATTAGTTAAAAAATTGGAGTAGGTATAACCCGTAATAACCTGAAAATATTCAACGTCAATTGGTCTACTTAAAAAGTTTTCACTACTTCCTGTTTGTATTATATCATATGTTACCGGTAGGTTTGTTAAGTTACTTGATATACTCGCATAGTTTACCGTAATTGGAACTGAAAGTCCAGTTTGGGATGTTCCTGTTAAGGAGTGGTTACCAAATTGATTTTCTGTATTACCAGTAACTGAATTATAAAAAGTTGCTCCCGTAATATTCGGATTACAATTAGAGAGTTTTGGGTCTTGGAATGAGAATATCTGTCCAATACCTAACTGGGAAATGGTTCCTGGTTTTGCAAGTAAAATTAAAGGTTGGTCATAATGTTTTTTACCTGGGTTATTATTAAAATTAAATCTAACTTCCATTTGATTAACACCATCAAAATATTTTTGTCTTAAATTAAATTCATTTAATTTTTGTGCATATGTTTCTGAAATAGGGTATGATAATGTTCTAAAATTAAATCCAAGATCTCTATCTGCGGCAAATACAAATGGTTGTGGTGCGTGTAAATATTTTTTATCTGGTATACCTGTTTGGTCGTTACCAACATCTAAAGATTCACTGCCTGATACTATTCTTTGGTATCCTAACATAGCGGAAGTTACAACATTTGATTCTATATCTTGGTCAGATAACGAATATGTAAAAGATTTATATTGTCCAAGTACCGCATCACAATAAAAATACCCACCATCTCCGTCCGTTGGGTCAAATCCATCAACTTGACTTAGGTTTGGGTGTTCTCCATTAAATGTTGAAATGTCTTGTATGGGTGCTAAGAATGAGTTTGAGGTTGATCCTGAAGTAGGTACTCCAACAGGTAAATCATTTCCTGATGCCGACTGCCCGGCAGCCTGTATTTCACCATTTACAGTATCTGTGGTTAAATCATTTGCTTCAGACATATCTGCATTTCCACATTCACAATCACAAGTTGTACAGTCAGGATATGATAACATAGGTAATCCTATTCTAGGAAAATTATTAATAGGTATTAAATATGCGATGGTAAATGCTATAAACGCTAAAGACAAACCAACTTTAAATACAATTCCTAATATTTGAACGATAACTCTTAATATTACACCAATATTGAAAATTGGTCCTCCTGGAATTGCAACCGCCGCTTGTTCTAAAATTGAATTTATTGAATCTATACCTTCTCTAATTGCAACATACCCAAAATATACACCTAAAACAATTAGTAGATATTTTAACACTGGCCACATCCATGCGATGAAGTGAGCAACAAATAATAAAACCATAATTGGGAATACCAATATTGACATCAATAGGTTAAATATAAAAAATAGAAAATCAAAATTTCTTATAATATCATTAACCGGAAATGTATTTACAGTTGATTTACAAGTTCTATTATCAATTTCTTTTATACCTAAATGTTTTGCTCTACCAATACCATTTTTATAACGATCCAAAAACATTGCGGTGGTATAAACTTTATTATAGTTAAATTGATAAAAGGTATCCTCACAATTAATTGCTGAAGTTGGGTCAACATAATCATCCCAATCTAAACTAAAAGTGTATGATCTTAATAAATCAAAATAATTTTGAGAGTAAAGATTGTAAGTTACTGTTGCCGGAGTATTAGGGTCAATAAATGTTGGTGTAACATATACCACATCACCACTATTAACTGGAATTATCTGAGTATCTCCATAATAAGGTTGTGGTCCACTACCAGAATCTATTTGAACACTATAACTAGATGTGTTAACAGTATTGTCAAATATCATTCCTCCACCTGTCGTAATAAGGAAAGCCGCAGATATTGGTCCTCCTGGTATTGAGAAGGTTGTGTTTGGTGCCCCATTAATACCGGTGTATGAAATTGATGATGGTAATGTTGGGTCTGTAGGCACAAAAGTTATAAAAATTGCGTTACCGGCAGATAACCCTGTAATACCATTAGTTAAATCACCTAAATAAGGTTGTGGTGATAATGGAATTAGTGTTGGTGAGATTGCAACCTGAAAAGAACTTACGTTCGTTAGAACAGGTAAAACTAAATCACCGGAAGATGGTATAGTAAATAAATCAATTAAGTTTAACGGGTTTACAGTAAACGAAAGTGATGTTTCTCCAGAACTATAGATTGGGTCACTACCATATGAAGATGTTGTCCAACCGTGTTCTTTAACGTTTGGTACAAAGAAGTTTGCTCTTAAAAATTCATTCTGTAATCCACCCTCATTTTCCCATTTAAATTTAAATCTATATCTACCTTTAGTTGGTATTCCTATTTTTGGGTCATTGGAGATTGCTTGTTCACCGAACTCATTGGTGTAGATATAATCTAAGTTCATAGGTACATTAACCAAATATGAACCGTCACCGTCAATTACTTTTCCATTTTGTTCTAACTTATATTCTTCCAGTATCGGTAAACCGTTCTGGTCACTATTAATTGTCTGTCTTATTGCTAATATCTGTCCGGGACCAGTAACTAATTCACATAAATTACCGGTATTATTTTTTGGTTTACAATTTATTCTTAATGCGTCATCTTCACTTGTTGAGATTATTGACCCCATAAAAACTGCGGTTGGTCTGATTGATACATTCGCCTCAGATGTTAAATCAAAATCAACTCTTGTAATACCCAAATTACATATTTCAGGTTCTCCCCATAATGGAGATATATCAACAATCTTGTTTAATGTTTTAATTTGAGGTAATTCATTTAAATTAGTTGATGATTTAAATTTTGAACCATTAACTTGTGATTCTGTTGCTTGTCCTGCTTGAATAAGGTCTTGTGGTGATAATGAAAAACAACCCATATCAGATAAATCAATATCACTAAAAATTGTTTGACTTCCAAGAGGAACTCCAAATATCATATAATCACCACTTTCGTTAGTTCTTGTTGTAAATTTATAATATTTGTCATATACTTCAACATATGTTTGGTCTAATAAAACCTCACCTCTATCTGGGAAAGTTCCAGTTGCTGCATGTCCTGTGTATGAAGGTTTTTTAGGTAATAAATTATACCTATAACCATCCTCATTAACATCTGATAAGGTAGTATATGGATATAACTCACTAATTACCGGATTTGTGGAATCTTCATCGCTGACTGGTATGAAAATTGAAACTCTTGCATTTGGTAATCCAAATCCTCCGTTGGCAAAAACTCTACCAACAACAACACCATAATCAGAACATTGTCTGTTATAGATATCACTCTGTAAAATTTTTAAGGATAGTATATTAATACTATCAAAATCTTGTTCTAAATTAACCTTGATTGATTTGTCTACACCGATTTGCGTTCTTATTCTATATGACTTAGGCATTAAATTCTTTCTTTTTTGATAAATAGTTTATTTCCCATTTTAGAAAAATAATCCTTTTATAGAAAAAATAAATTATCAGGAGAAATTAATACCTTTAAAATTAAGAACTCTTACATTAATATCCTTATTTGGGAATCTAATTTGGTACATTTGAGTTGGTTCAGCAAAAATTGTGTCGGCAATTAATTCAATTTGTTTTGTTTCCGGGTCAATATATCTTTGTGATGTTTGTGATGATGAGTATTGTCCACCAATTTTATTAAAGAATAATATCTCAGATATACTTATAACCCCACTCAGGTCTTGTATCTGTCTTCTAATTTCAGAGACGTATACATTCTGACCCATTTGTCTATTTGTTGGTGCAAAATACTTACTAACAATATCAATTATTTGTGTTACTAAAGAACCTTGATTTTGACTAGCATCTAAAACAACATCAACAGTAACCCCTAAATCAATTACATTAGCACTTTCAACCGAAATATAATCATTTATCATTCTATAGTTTGATAAATAATTTGCAATGTTTTGTTTTAACGTGTTTGAAGAGATTTCAGTTAATTTACCATCATTATCGTAAGACAATAGTTTAATCTTTATTTTATTGTTTTCTTCCGTGATTGATACTTTTGCCGGGGCTCCAAACTGGGACGGCATTGTTCTTATTATTGATTCATAATCATTAATTGTTACCGCTCTATTCTGTGCGGCAAAGTTAAATGAAACCATTTGTCTAACTTCTTCTGTTGTTGGTGAGTTTGCTCCTCCAATTGCCGCAGTTAAATTGTTACATCTTAATGAGTTAATAACACTTCTATTCGCACTTTCGGATGGTCCATTAACAAAGAATGATACGGTACCTATCTGATTAATTACATTTATACCTAAATTACTATTTTGACCACCACCAACTCTATATTGTATAAACAATGTTGAGTTTGCTTTAAGTGCCGACCCTAACGCTAAATTATTGGAATATTTGGATAGGTCAAAAGATAATCCGTCTCTTGTAAACGATCTTAATTGGTCTTCAGCCGATGTATTGCCACCACCAAAGGTAAGTTTCATAAAACCTTCTGGAGTATATTCAGTAATAAATTTATCACTTGTAACAACGTATTTGCCAACTTTAATTCCAGGACGATCCGCAACCTTTGTTGGGTCTTCAACAAAAACCCTATCTTCCATTAAGGCTTGAACTTCATACCATCTATTATCTAACCCTAAAAATTCTTGAGGTTGTGGTATTGTTGCATATTGGGTACCTTCCTTAATTAAAATACTTGTAACTCCAAGAACATTTTTTTCAGGTAAAAATAACTCAAAAAATGGTCTAACATCATTTGCGGTAACAACTCTTTTAAAAACTTTTGTTGTTCCATTAACAACTACCTCACGTTTTGTGATTGTATAATTTAATAACTTATTTGTGGCATCAAAATTAGGAATTTTTAATCTATTTGGGAATCCTTCGGCGTTTACTGCCGATGAGAAATCAATATCATATACCGTTTCAAAAGGTTGTCCGGAACCATTAACTTGTGCTCCCCTTCTTAATATACCACAATATCTTAAATCTTCTTTATCTCCAAACGCAGGTACTGTAATTGAAAAATCAACTAGAGTTACTGATGGTCTTTGTCCAGGAACTTTTAATCCATATGTTCTTGCTATATTAAATACCGATGATCTTTGTTGGGCATACTGTAAAACAGTTTCTTGAATACTTCTATCTATATGGAATTGTAGGTTATCAGTTACCGCAGCATTCAAATCTAACATAACCGAAAATATACCGGCATCGTTAAAGTTTTGAACTAACTCCGGATAATATTGTCTTGTAAAATTTATTAACTCCGTTCTAATCCCTTGGAAGTCCCTTACCGTGTATGATATTTTTTTCTCTGCCATATCTTTTTATTAAATATTTAATATAACGAAATCACTGGACTCAAAAGCCGAATTTGTTATTTTGTAATCAATTTTAACCTTTGCGGTATATTCTTTTTGTGCCAATCCAGGTACCCTAAATTCTCTTTGTCCTTCAGAGTTTATATAAGTTGCTCCAGGTTCCTCAATATCTGCGGTTGCCTCAGTAATACTAACATTAGTTATTAATATTCCTGGCATATATCTTGCAACACTATCTCTAATTTCACTCTCAATTTCACTAAATGTTGGTCCATCTAATGGTTCAAATATATATTCATATAATCTTGTTCCAAAATCAGGTAAAAAATATCTAGTTCCTTTTCTAGTTAATAATAAATGAATTAAATTACTTCTAACCTCATCATCAGTAGTAT